TCAAACCTGCCCAGCGGGTTTGACAATTTTTGTTCTCTCTTCGTCCGCTGCAAGCTGCCTTTTAAGGGCCTCACGGGCGAGTCCGAGACGGTCGGCAGCCTGAATATAGGTCTGCACTTCCTTGAGATTCTTGTGGCCTGAGATAGCCATGATCTGCGGCCCGGTGCATCCGGCCTCGGCCAAGCGACGGCAAGCGGCCTTCCGCAAGCCATGCGCCGAAAGCCCATCGGGCAGCCCGGCTTCCGTCACCCGGTCCCGAAACCAGTTCCCAAACCCGGCCACGGCGAAGGGTTTGCCATATTCCGTCAGAAGGAACGTCATGTTCTTCTTGGGCAGTGCGTCCAGCGAAGCCCGAAGAACCGGGTGCAATGGGATTTCAACCTCGGTCCCGGTCTTGGACTGGCGAAGGGTAAGCACCCCGTCTCGAAGGTGCTGCTAGCCCATGCGCACAATGTCAGCCCGGCGCTGCCCAGTGTAAAGCATGAGGTCCAGCGCCAGCCGGGCGCGGCTTCCGGTCGGGTGCTTGTCGTAATACTTCTGGATTTCGGCTTCGGTCCAGGTGCGATAGCCCGACGATCCGGTGCGCAACTTGCGAATGCCCACGGTCGGGTCATCCGGGCGCATCCCGGTTTCAACGGCATGGCGCATCAGGATTTTGATTGTCTTGAGCCAATTGTTTGCGACGGCGGGTCTATCTGCCAGCTTGGCTATGATCGCCTTGACGTGTTCCCGTTTCAGCTTCGCAACCGTCTTGTCGCCGTGCTGTTCACGAAAGGGTTCAATCGTGCTGCGATAGGTCCGCTGCGTGATCGGCTTGAGATTGAGGAATTCCGCTGAGCGATAGTAGCTGACGACAAGGGCAGCGACGGTGCCGGGTGAGGTCTTCGCCGCCCCTGCCCCTTCCGTCTGCATCCCGCCCTTCGTGGCAGCCTCATATGCCGCCATGAATTCGGGACTCCACGGCAGGCCGGGCAGCGCCACACGATCAAAGCCGGGACGGCGGAAATACCAGCGCGACCGCCCATGCCGATCGAGAAAGCCTTGGCAATACTTCGGGGGCTTGCGCATCATCGCAACACCTCATTCCATTCGTTACCTGTGTCGACACCTTCCGTCGACATGCCGTCCCCCGGCAAGCAATCAATTGCGGCGTCCAGCGCCCGCACATCCCACAGGACGCGGCCATAGACCTTTTTCGGGCCGGGCATGAAACCGTCGCCCATCATTCGGTCAAAGGTAGTCGGGGACACCCCGGCATAGGCAGCCGCTTCCGGGCGCGACAGAAGCCGCGCGACGGGAAGGGGTAAGACCTTATGACGTGCCGGGGTGCCCATTGTCGCCTCAGAACGCGCCCGAGAGCCGCACTTTGACGGTGCCCACGGAAGCCGCGACGGACTCGACTGCCACGCCCAACTTGGTGTTGCCGCTGGCAGTCGAGGTGACGAGTCCGTTGCCCGAGTTGTAATAGACCGGGACGCCCGCGCCCGCGTAGGCTTCGCTGGCAACCTTGGGCAGCGTCCAGACGCCGCCGCAGGCAACGTCGACCTTTTCACCGATTGCAGCGTTGCCTTGGGCAATGCCGATAATCGAACCGGCCTGCACGACAGCGCCCGAGACAACCGCCGCAGGGGCAGCAATGGTGAGAACGTCACCAGTTTGAACAAAAGTCTTCGCCATGATTCAGATACCTTTCGAGGTTGCGAAGTGAATGGTGGACGGGCGGCTTGCGCCCGTCAGGTTGCGGATTTCAGCGTCCAGGCTTGCCAGTGCAGCGGAAAGTTCCGTATGCGACCTGTAGCGGATCATTTCCCCGCTACTGTCCTGCACCATCAGAATGCCGCTCCATTTGGCCTCTGCCAGCCGGTCACGCCATTCATTCAGTTGTGCGAGGGTCACGGCCATCACGATTCCTCGGAACGGAATGCGCCGCGCCAGTCGAGCCAACCGCAGCCGAAATCGAGGAAGGCCCGGTATTTCAGGCCAAGGGTATCCCAGGATTCTTGCCGCTGAATCTGGACGCCTTGCGCCGCGCTCAGATAGGCATACTGGATCGAGGGAACCGAAGCCGGATCGGCCAGCAGATACCACGCATCGCCGGTCAGCCGGGGTTCCACGACAAGGCTCAGCTTGATCGGCTGCACGTCATCCGTGGTCGCGGCGTAGATCGTCGCCAGCAGCTTTTCCGCGTCCGTTTCCAGATCGGGCGAAACCACCAGATACTTCGGCACGGCATTGATGATCGTCTTGCCGTCCAGCCCCTTCACGGTGCGCATGTGCTTGCGGCCAGCAGTCAGGGCAGCTTCCGACAGGACCGGCAGCGCCCCTGCCACGGTGTTGCCGCGCGAGGCATGGAAGACCGCCGTGCCGTCGCTCAAGACCGGGTTGCCGGTGAACAGTTTCACCATTTCCTCAGCCTCAGTCTGAGCGGCTGCCTGGCCCATTGCGGCGGTCATGTCGCCAAGGAGTCCAAGGTCATCGTCAATGAGGAGTCGGCGGCTGACGTTGATCGCGCGTCCAAATGTGCGCAGCGCCATCGTCTCGCCTGCTTCCGCGCGGTTCGTGTGGGTGAATTCGCCGTGTTCCGTCATTTCCTCAAGACGGCCCATTTCCCCAATGCGGATCGAGGTGGACGTTTTGAAGTTCGGCAAGGTGCGCTGCCGCGCGAGGGCTTTCAGGGGCGACTCGGCTGCCTGATAGGCTTGCGCCGCCACCTTGCCCATTGCGTTCGATACGACAAGCGGGAAGTCAGAGGTGCCAAGGCTGCGGTGAAAGATTTCGTCGCTGGACATGCCGCGCGTCGACACGCCCGAACGGGTCAGGCTTTCGGCTGCCAGATCACGCAGCGACATGCTGACATATTCGCGGCTGGCATCGGGCAGTTCGCCCCCGGCCATGCGGAATGCCAGCGCATCGGCAGCACGGGTCTGGATTTGCGCCGGATCGTCATTCGCGCCGGTCACGCGGATCGTCGGGACGGTGCGCCCGCGCTTCTGGATTTCATCGAACGCCGCCGCGCGCGCCTCGGTCACAGTGGCGTCGGCGTCAATCAGGGCATCTGCAAATTCTGCGGGCAGCCCAGCCGCGCGGGCAATCGTGCGAATTTCGGCGCGGTGCTGCACCGAGTCATTCTGGTTTTCATCAAGCATAGGGGTTTGGCCTCGGAAGGTTGCGCCGGAATCGGCAGGGACGGGAACGGCGGAAACTTCGAAGATTGCCCACGCCGCCGCCGAACGGACGCGGGATTTCGTTTGCGGGTCCGTCCCCTCAGACCAGCGCGTTACTTTGTAGCCCACGGAAACGCCTTTCAGGGTGCCTTCGCGGATGCGTTCGACAACGGGGGCAGCGTCAGCCGCGCCGCTGAGCCGGATCGAGGCGATAAGCTGGCCCCCTTCCATCCGGTGCCCGGTCACGGTGCCGATAACGTCCTTGGCGCTGCCCTGGCGGTGCCCGTCCAGGACGGGTGCGCCCACCAGCCGCGACAAGTCCAGCCCGGCAGGGTCCAGCCGTTCCAGATATGCGCCACGGGCATCGCGGCGGGTCACATCGGCAAAGGTGGAAATGACGGCATCAACCGTCAGCCCATCGGCATTGAAGGACTCGGGCTGGAAATCGGCTGCCCGGTGAAGAATTGCGTTCATTTGGAATCCTCTTTCGCTTCGGTTTCCCAAGGGGCTTTCGGCAGGGTTACGGGTCTGTCACTTTCGTTCGACAAGGCGCGTGACCATCCCTTGCGCCACTGGGGGCTTTTCTCAGGCTTCATCGGTGCCCTTCCGCCCGCCCTCGGCGGCAATTTCCGCGTCAAGGTCATCGAGGTTCCAGCCGCGCGCGGCCACCAGCTTGCGGCGTGAGGTCAGCCCGGCTTCCATTTCGGCAATGTCCGCTTGAACCTGTTTCATCGGGTCGACTTGCAGATGAGCGGGCGGCAACCATTCGGCAGTCAGATAGGCAGCAGGGTTGCGCTCGAAATCCGGGGCATCGAGTTCGCCCGACAGGACGCCATGCGCGACAACCTTGCGCCAGATCGGCGCGAGAAACTGCGGCACCAGAACGCCATATTGCAGTTGCTCAACCCGAGTTCTAAAGGGCAGCAGCCCCGCGCGAAGGCTGGAATAGTTCGCCCCGGTCAGATCGCCCGAAAGCAGGTGATCGGGCAGCCCAAGGCCAGCCGCCAACTGCCGCAGATTCAGTTTCAGGAAGGCTTCCACCTGTTGCAGTTGCCCCGGCGTGTTGAATTTCACGTCCTGCCCCACGCCAAGCCGCCGCAGCGCGCCCGGCTCAAGGCTCACGTCGCCTTGATCGTCATAGGCATCGGTCGACGTGCCGTTCATGTCGGTGATGAATCCGGTATGCATCGCAGCCACCTTGGCCCCGACCAGCAACGCATCGCAGAGTTGATCGAAATCGCCAGCGGGAAGGATGACAGGGGCAAGCCAAGACACGCCCCGCACCTGCCCCGGTGCCAGCGGCTTGAAAACATGCAGCACCGAACCGGCATCAACACGGACGCTTTGCGATTGGGCGAACAGGTTGCCGGGCTTTTCCGGCACGATCCAATAGGCCAGCCGCTTGCCGTTCCCGTCCAGTTCAACGCCTGAGAAGATCGAACGCCCGTCCGACAGTTCGGCAGTCTTGGACTCGTCCAGAAGGTCGGCAGGGATGATGCGCAGGCGAGGCCCGTCTTCCGTGTCGAGGATCAGCGCGACCGCTTCGCCCGCCTTGACCATCGAGTCCGCAAGAATTGCCTGCATCCCCCAAAAGTCAGTGCGGCACTCACTGTCAGCAGCGCCAGCCCATCCTTCAAAATACGCATTGATCGCCTTCCGCTGTTCCGGGTCCGGGTGTTTCGAGGTCGGCACGATCCCGGCCCCGACAAGCGCGCCGGTCCAGTTGGCGCAAGCCTGCGAAATCCACGGGTTGTTCATCGCCAGATAGGACGCCCGCGACCGCAGCGACGGTGCAGCCGTCGCAACCTCGGGGTTGATCCGCCCGAATTGGCCCATGCCAGAAGCGCGACGGCCCCCGGCAGCCCCGTAAAAAGACCGGACGCGAGCAGGTTCGGCCTTCCGGGTGCGGAAACGATCAAGCAGGCCCATGCGTCAAGACTCCGCGATTGCCGCGAGAACCGGCAGCACAAGAGTCGTGACAGGCAGAAGATTGGTTTGTGTGATGACATTCAAATGTTGATAGTCATCAACCCATTCAAATTTGTCGGTAAGGCTGATTTCGGCAAAGGTTCCCATGCGGGCATGGGTTGCCGTCCAAGGATGAGAAATGAAGTCAAGCCGGACGAAAACAGGTTCGCCCTTCACGATCCTGTCGAAATTCGCCTCAAAAGCTGGGAATGTCTCGGGGTTGTCGAAAGGCCGAAGTTGATTGTTGATCGACTCAATCTGTCCGGTCGATCCCCCGTTCAACGAAATGTTGATCGCCACCACTGCCGCAGCAATGTCAGCGCCCGAGTATTTGATTTCCCGCCCCTGTTGCCTTGCATTGGCGGTCAGGATCAGCCCGCGGTCACGCATCGTCCTGGCCCGCGAATACAGTCGTTCGCGTTCTTCATCGCCAAAAGCGCGAACCTGGCCGATTGCTTCGGTGATTTGTCTCAGTGTGGCTTCGGGCGCGTTCATTCTCGACTCCTTGGGTGCGGTGCCAACAGACATATCACTTGCGTCTGCTGGACGCAAGATAAACGTTGCGTCATGCAGACGCAAGTGTTACATGATGGCTGTCCAAGATGTCAGAACATCGAATCGGGCGGTGGGGCAGCTTGCCGCCCGGTTCAACCGGACAAGAGATTGAGATTTGCGCGCCGCGGGTTCCTGTTCGCCCTCGCATCCGGTGCGTGAATGCCGGGGTTTGGCTCCTTTCCCTCGGCTTGGTGGCGGCGCTGTTGCCCTTTGGGCGGGGTGACAGCGCCGCCCCTTTTTATGAAAGGAGTCTAAACATGAAGAAACAAACCAAATTAGAGTTGCGGGCGGAAGCCCGGTCACTGCGCCGATATATTACCGATCCCTATTTGATTGGGTGGCTATGGCCATGGGAACACGCAAAAGCGGTTAGACTGATTCAGGAATTGGACAAGGCGTGGTATCAGAAGAACCACAACCGCATTCTGCCGCCCGTTCCCATCCAGAGTGTCGAGCGAGTGCGCGCCGCGCTTGAAGATGAATACCGGCTATTGGTCTAGAGTCACATCTGACGTGAATTTCACGTTCGATTTCAGCTAGTTATCACGCGGGATGCTCGATAAGTTCTGATTCGGACGCAACAGAGGAGTCCCCAAAATGCACCTGAATCCCATCCCTGACTATGAAGGCGAATGCGAAACCGGCAAAGCCGCCTTTCTGGAATTGATGCAGAACGATCCTTCCCAATTGAAGATCGCTTTCACCCTTCAAGGGATGATCGAGCGCGGGAAAGTGACCGGCTATGAAGTCGGGTTTCTACACGCTCTTTCAGAATCACTTCGCTGAATCAGCGCATTCACCCGCGGGCGATTATTTTGTCCTGCGGGTGAGGTCGAAACGCAATTCGGATTCTGGAAACCAAAGGGGCTTTCCAACTTCGCTACGCTTATCCCTGTTTTCAATGAATTTCAACCAGTTGAAAAACTCAAAGGCAGCGTGTTCCGCTGAATAGTTGTCAGGGATATGGCGGGACGCTCGAATGGCAAGAATGATAGTGTGATCTCGCCCGGTGACTGAAATCTTGTGTCGGTCCTTCGGGTCAAGGTCCAGGCAAATATTGTGCGCATCAAGCATGACCATCGTTTGAACGCACCACAGGAATTCTTCTTGTTTCGTCACTCGTTTTACCTCTCCAAGAATTTCGACTTGATGACCGCCGCTTGCCGCTTCGGTGCTGCCTCACTCGAAAGCTGTTCCTCTCGCCTGTCAAGGTTCAACGCCAGCGCGTAACCGGCTGCCAGCCCGTAGACCAGACAATCAAGCGCCTCTGCCCGGCGTCCGGGGATGCGCTCGAACCGTCGCACGGGTGCCCCACGAACATAGCGGATGACCTGCCGTTCCGCTGCCACCTGTTCATAATAGGCGGTAGGCAGATCGCGGCTGAATCGGATCGTGTTGCCGCGCGTCAGCCGTTGCAGGATTTGGCTCTTGAGACCATCAACACCGATGATGAACAGCGGAACGCCTTTCGCGCTCGATCGGGTCAACGGCGGGCGGGTGCCAGCAGCCCCTTTCCCTGCCAGCACCTTGCGGACGGAGCGGGGCTTGCAGAAGTCGTAGACGCGCTGAGTCCAGGTGCCATCGCCACTGTCGATAACGCAGGCGTCCAGGCGCAGAGTTCCGCCGCGCGGGTGCAGCCATGTGCTTTTCAACAGGTCATCGAGTTCGGCCCATGTGGAGTCGTCACCGGGGCTGCCCCAGATGATCGAATGCCCCAGCACAAGCGCGGTGTCCCGAGTGTGCCCGATGAAGCTGATTTCGAGCCGGTCATGCTGCACGTCGCAGCCCGCCGTGATAAACAGCACCTCGGGCGGGATATTGGTCAGCCCGAAATCTTCGGCACGGGATTCCAGTTCGCCGGAGTCGGCTTCCTCAGCCGCTTCCCGCCAGCCTTGGGCCAAGATCGTGTTCACGAAAACCTGCAAAGTGTCGGGCTGGCCCTTCGCGGCGATAAACTCAGCCGCCAGCTTGCCCCAAGAGGCATTGGCCAAGCCCGAAACAAGCGCATTCAGCCGGAAACCGGCATGGCCCTTGATCTCGGGGCGAGTGATGCGCCAGACGCCTTGTGCCACCATCGCGGGTTTGTGCCTCTCGGTGACAAGGGACTCGCAATGCGGGCAGCGGAAGGCAGCCGTTTCCGGCTTGTCGGGTTCCCATTCGATTTGGCTCCACTGAATTTCGGTGAAGGCCCCGCATTCGGGGCAAGGAACCTCATAAATGCGTTGATCGCTCAGCCGGTAAGAGCGTAGCACGTTCGAGGTTTCTTCAATTGTCGGGGTGCTGCCCAGGATGATCTTGCGACTGGCGAAACTGAGGGTGCGCTTTTCCGCAAGAATGAGGGGGCTTCCCTCAGCCGTGGTTTCCATGCCGTCGACTTCATCCATCAGCAGCACCCGGACGTTGTGCCGCCGCAGGTTGCGCGGTGCCTTCGCAGCAACGATCTTGAGACTCCCGCCTGCAAATCTTCTGGACAGGAGAGTATTGCGGCCCGTGTCATCGGCTTCCGCCGAAAGCAGCCCGGACAAGGCGGGTGTCGCCTCAAAGATCGGTTCAACGTCGCTGACCATGTAGTCCCGACAATCGGCCTCGGTGGGCAATAAGAGCAAAATCGGTGAAGGCTCATTGGCGACATAGGACGCAAGCGCGCCGGTCAGCAGAGTCGAGAAGCCCACACGCACCGGCTTTACAATCGTCACGCGCTCGATTCTCGGATCGCTGATAGCGTCAGCAATGCCCCGCTGATAGGGCCACAGGCGAACGCGCCCAGGTGTTGCGGAAACACCCTCGGGCAGCCGCATATGCTCTTCCATCCACTCAGACAAGGACAGGCGCTGCGGTGGCGTCAGCGCGGCCAAGGCGTTGCGGCGGGTCCGGTGAAGCGAGGCTTGGGTATTAGGATGCAGCATCTTCGCCCCCTGCCAGTTCGGCCAGCACGGCCCGGATTTCGAGGTCCATTTCGCTGAGGTCATGCGCGCTCAGGTGCCCAAGGCGCGCGGAAACCCGGCTTGGCACGGCCAGAAGCCCGGCCCGAACGGTTCGCAGGATTCCAGCCCATTCGGATGCGACCGCAGCGGCGGGCAGCAACTCGCCTCGGGCAGCGGCGTTCTGGATTTCGATCTTCTGCGCCGCCGCTTCCGTCTGGCGCAGCTTGGCAGCCTTCATTTCATCCGTGACCGGCCCAGCCTTTACCGCGCCGTACCGCAACCGGGAAAGGTAGGCAGCAAGGGACGCCCGCACATCGAACCGGCCCCGGCTGACCTTTACCAAGTGACCATCACGGGCAAGGGTGCGGACGCGGCTTGTGCCGATTCCAAGGAAGGCGGCAATTTCTGCCTCGGTCATGACGCCGGGGATAGGGACGCCGGAGTCGAGGTCCAAGAGGTCATCAAGACTGGTTTCAGATTGGGTCAGCAT